CTTATAATACGAGTACAAGTACATTAACAAGTAGAACAACAACTGTATCTACTAGTAGATTAACTAATACTGTTTATAGCACAAGTAGAAGTACTACAACTTCTTTTACAACAACGTTTAGCACAAGCAGAAACACAAATACTGTTTTTGCAACAACAAGAAGTACGAATACTGTATTCAATACAAGTACAACAACAATAACCGCGTATACAACCACTTTTTCAACTAATAAAAATACAACAACAACGTATAATACAACAAGAAGTACGCAATTACAAGAAACTGATAAGAGTACAACCACAGTATACACAACAACATTTAATACTAGCACTATAACCTCTAAGTCAACTACAACAACATTTAATACGGCAACCGCGACTGTAACAACGTTTAATACCAGTACAACTACAACGTTCAATACAAGTACTCAAATACCTCAGTCTACAAATAGAAGTACCACAACAGCGTATAATACTAGCACAAGTACAACAACAACATTTAATACTACCACAAGTACAATTACAACGTTTAACACGTCAACAAATACAATTACGGTATTTAATACAAGCACAGCTACAACAAAATCTACCGTAACAACTTATACAACTAGCAGAAGCACTACAACAACGTTTGAGACTACAAAAAGTACGAATACAGAATATACAACCACGTTTGAAACAACAAGATCAACTAGTACTGTTTATAATACAAGCACTAATACAACAACTGTATTTAATACGTCCACATCAACTACGACAACTTTTAATACGAGTACAAGCACTACAACAACGTTTAACACTAGTACATCTACCGTTACAGAATATAATACAACAACGTCAACTATTACAACGTTTAATACATCAACAGCAACTATAACAACGTTTAATACATCAACCACAACAACGACTGAATATAATACAACTAGAAGCACCACAACAACGTTTAGCACTAATAGAAATACAACTACTGAATATAATACAAGTAAGAGTACAACAACCACCTACGAAACTTCTAGAACAACAGAGTATAATACAACAACTAGTACGACAACAACGTTTAATACCAGTACGTCTACAACAACCACGTTTAATACAAGCACTTCAACGGTAACTACATATAATACAACTAGATCTACTACAACACAATATAACACAACTAGATCTACTACAACAACTTTTGAAACTAGTAAGAGCACCACAACTACGTTTAATACTAGCACATCAACTGTAACAACATTTAGTACTAATAAAAATACAATAACAGCATACAATACAAGCACTAGTACCGTTACAACGTTTGCAACAAACAGAAGTACAACAACAGTATTTAATACAGTTACAGCTTATACAACAAGTTTTACTACAACGTTTAATACTATAACCACCTGGTATGATCCATCTACTACAGCTAATCAGCCTGGAACTAGAGTGAATCACCCGAGAAGTTAGTATTATATAAAAGCATGTAATAAATATATTATAGAAATTTAAATTTAATTTTATGGAAATGTTTAACAAAAAGGAGCTTGACAGTAGGATAGGTCCCTTAAAAAAAGACAAGAAGTTATATGACCTTGAACAAGTTGAAGGTTATGTAATTAGAAAAGCTAGCGAAAGAGGTCTTGAATCTAGCTACGATGTTATGGCAGAAGAAATGCCGTACTTCAAAACTTTAGCATATACAGAATATGCGGGTTGTTTTTATTTACAACCATTAAACTACAAAATAAGAAACGAACAAATGATTGATGCTGCTCAACCTAGCGGCGAAGAAGTTGTAGATTACTCATCTTGGTTTGTAAATAGAATTGTAAATAATTCAGCGAACAAGTATAGCGAAAGAGACGAAAAAGCTTTTGCAAAGTATGACCCAAAAGATTACCTAGTGGTTTTACCAGGTTCTAATAAGGTTAGAGAAAATGTATGTTTAAATAGATTAAAACATATAAGAAATAAACACGGTAATAATGTATACTTTAAACCACATCCTATAACAACACATCAGATTATAGGTGAATTAAAAGATTTCTTTGGTGAAGAAAATATACTACCAAGAAATATAAATATGTATTATTACTTGCAAAAAGCTAAAGGCGTATATACAACTCACATAAGTGAAAGTGCAGTATATAGTGTTGTTATGAATAAGCACACAGAGCCTATAGATGTTTGGAATAATATACAACGCGGATCTTTTTATTGTATAAATAATCATTTATTGTATAATCAAAAAGATGCAAAAAACTTTGTAAATAAAACCTTTTCAAATTATAAATCAGGTATTATAAATCCTGAAATAGATAAAAACTGGAAAGTAAAAGTTGATAAGTACATAGATTATATATGTGCTAAAAGAGAAAAATATAAAGGGTGGTTTGTAAACGAAGCACCAAAAAATAATTAAATTAAATATTATGGCAAAAAAAGTAACTAAAACAGAATTAGAACAAATTCAAAATTTTGTTAAACAAATTAATAGCGGAACTAGTCAGTTAGGTCAAATTGAAATACAAAAACACGGCGTATTGCATGCGCTAAGCAATGTTCAAAACGATCTGTCTGTATTTCAAAACGAACTTAAAGAAAAGTATGGGGACGTGAAAGTTAATTTACAAACTGGAAAATTAGAAAGTAATATAATTGAATAACATGTCACTCGTAAGAAAAATAAGTATAGGTCGAGATTATAAAAATGATGCAATGCATTACTCTGTAGGCCAAGAGGTTTATGGAAATCATATTATATGCGATATAGTTGAAAAAGATGATAAGTTTTCTATATTTATAAAAAAGAATGGAAACGTATTGCCTTGGAAAGATTTTAATAAAAATATGGCAATTGCAGTTGAATATAATTTAGAATATTAATGCAGAGCATATTTGATTTTATAATTAAACCTAAAAATAAAAGATACAATAATACAAAACAGATTGATGATTCAGAGCTTTTGTTAAATTCAGAAATATCTGATCATCGATATGTTAGTAGAAATGGTATTATATTAAGCTTACCTAAAGCCGTAAAAACTAATATAAAAATAGGAGATGAAGTAATAGTTCACCATAATGTTTTTAGAAGATGGTACGATATTAGAGGCGTTGAAAAAAATGGTAGAGCATATTATAAAGAAGATAAATATTTTGTAAGATTAGATCAAATATTTTTATATAAACAAAATAATAAATGGATAGCACCAAAAAATTATTGTTTTGTCAAACCAATTATGTCTAATGATATATTATTAAATGAAAAAGAAATTCCTTTGCGCGGTATTATAAAATACGTTGATAAAGAATTAAAAGATATATATAAAGAAGATTTAGTTGGTTTTACACCAAGCAGTGAATATGAATTTATTGTTGATGGTGAAAGATTATACAGAGTACCAACTAATTCAATATCTATTAAATATGAACGCCAAGGAACAGAAAGAGAATATAATCCAAGCTGGGTATGAAGCAGTCAAAGAACTTGTTAAAGTTGCAAAAGAACCGATTGTTGAAACTGATGATGATATTTCAGCCGATAGACTTAAGAACGCCGCAGCCACTAAAAAGCTCGCAATATTTGATGCATTTGAAATCTTAAACAGAATTGAAATAGAAAAAGCATTACTTGAAGGAAAAAATATAGAAGAAAAAAAAGAGTCTTTTAAAGGTTTTGCAGAAAGAAGATCAAGATAATGTATCAGCAATCATTATATAGCGTTATAGAGCCAATAAAAATCAATACGATTAAAAGGCTTAATAAAGCAAAAAAGTGGAAATACGGCTATAACAAAGAGCACGACGTAGTTGTTATAAGCCATACTGGGCAAATAGGAGAGGTGTATAGCATACAAAATTTAAAAATAGCATTGCCTAAGCAACCAAAAGAAGTTTTTAAAAAAAATAATAAATGGGAGGTACAAGAATACCCGAAAGAATTGCAAAAATTAAAAACTATATTTGATTGGAAAAATTTACCAGATAATTTTAAAGATAAGTGGAATGGGTATATTGATAGCGAATTTACCAAACGCGATGAAGGTTATTGGTTTTACAACAAAAACATTGCTACTTATATTACTGGGGCTCATTATATGTACTTGCAGTGGACCAAGATTGATGTTGGGAAGCCAGAGTTTAGAGAAGCAAACAGATTATTCTTTATATTCTGGGAAGCTTGCAAAGCAGATACAAGATGCTACGGAATGTGCTACCTCAAAAATAGACGGAGTGGCTTTTCATTCATGGCATCATCAG